TAATTAAGCCTTTACATTAGAGATGAAAAACAAAGCGAATATAGAAGACAAAACAAAAAGCGAACCAGTGCCACAAATTATAAAGTCACGCATATTCATATCAGCGATTAACGTTGTGTCTGCAAAGTCAAATAAGGTGATACCAACAATGGCATAGCCAAAAATAACAAGAATCTTAAAAGTAAAAATCAAAGCGTATAACATTTTTTATAATCCCTATAACGGTTTATGTTGTTTCTATAATTATAATGCGCCAGTGGATAGTTAAATGCAAGCATAAAATGAATAAAAAAATAGGAAAAACGCAAATAAATGCGTTTAACCTTTAAATGTTTAGATAATTATAAGCAATAGCCACAATTCAAGGGCAATAATGACGGATAACATAGCATATCCAATCATAGTAAAATATTTGTGAATCATTGTTGAACCTTTCCGTATTTTTGTTGAATCCAGTGCCTTGCATAATAGCCAGCTTGTTTACCTTGTTCTTGTGTTATGGCTTCAACTACTTCATTTTGTGATATACCACGAACAAGGTTAGCTTTTATTATATGTTCGGCTGTTAATTCTGCGTCAATCTTTGTGATTATATCGGATTCACGCATTATGCTTGTCCCTTTAACTGATAAAGCATATTCCCAAAACGCTGTTTGAATGGCACGTAGGTTGTAACCCTAGTTTTACCATTTCGGTTATATGCTGGAAAGTAACTAACCTTATTACCGCGATTAACCCTAATAAAGCCCTCGCCGGAATTCCCGCCGCTAGTCATTTCAACAAAATATGAAGAACCGTTTTTATATATTTTGTTTTGATTAATGCGATACCGGATAGGCTTTGCGCCTTGGGTGAATAGTTTCAAAGCGATTGCATTAGTTTTAATAAAGTTAAACATTGTAAAGCACCTATTGCTTGTCTATTGGGTTGACTATATCGCCGCCCCTTGTGTGAATAAAATGCGCCTATGGATATATAAGGTCAACCCATAAAATGTAATTAAATGAATAAAAATAACAAATCATTGTATTGATTACGAAAAAAACAGACCACACGACAAACAAACCAAAAGAAAAAAGCGCGACACTTATATAATATAGAAAAAACTTTGTTGCGTTGGTGTTTATATCTATTGCGCCGCGTTGGTGGCTATGGGTTACCGCGTATCGTGTGACAAAATGCGTGCCAATCTGTCAAACATGGGCATGGCATATGCCTTTAATTTCACAACGACCGGACGGGATGGCAAGGGGGAAAATCGCGGTGACGCACGTATATATACCCCCTCAGATTTTTTTAGCAAAACTAATAGTCACCCCTTATTGTTGCCCCTATTGGTTGACTTACTAGCCACCGATAGATTCCCTGATGAATTATTCATAGCATTTCTATCTTTGTGGTGTACGTCTTTACCAGCCAAGGCTGACTTACCTTTCTTTCTTATCATTAAAGCTCTAGCTTGATTCCTACTAGCTCTCTTCTTCTTTTGTATGTTAGTAGAATGGTAAGTATCATACTCTTTCTTATAGTCTCTACCATTACTCATTAAGACTATCTCCTTAATATACGTGTAGTTTCTTTATAGGTGACCTATAGGTGACTTATAGTTAGAACTATAGTATATACATATATATACATATAACCCTCTTTATCTACTATAGTGGGTATTAGAAATCCAAGACTGTGACTTAGGTTTTTGACCTATAGATGCTTCCATAAATCTCTCTAGTTCAGCATCAAGTAATTCATTACGGTGTTCTTGTAGTGCTTGGTCTGTGTCTCTATCCATAGTTTCTACCCAATAGTTGACAGCTATAGACAGGGCATCAAGTCTATCGTCATGGACAATAGCACCCCTGTCTCTTGTCAGCCTAGTAAGCTGGTAGAACAGTTTGTACTTTAGGTCACCCTCAGAGGCATAATCATCTGTGATTACCTTTTCATCTACTACTAACCTGTGTTGGTTAAGGATAGGCTCTAAAGTATCGATGATACGTTTTTCTTTTTGTATGTTGTGTCTTACTTCTTCGACACCGCATGGGTAGACCTTGCCTAAGACTGTTTTTAAAAGCTGGGTAAACATACCGTCACCGAAGTTACTCTCTACCACAATCTTATTGACGTTCTGTGCCTTGGCAATCTTAGTCAACTCCTGTAGGGAATCTTCGGAATAACCATTCTTGATACCACCACTGGCGGTCAAGTATAGTTGTCCCTTCATCATCTTTACGACAGCATAACCTGTTTCGTCTTTACCTCTACCAGCGGGGTCAATAGACATCACTGAGCCATCCCAAGGGGCTGTCTCTTCTGCCTTAGTCATAGCAGTTGTCCAATAGTCACCCTTTAGTCCAACATTAGGTAAATGCCTTACTGAATCCAGTTGTTCCTTGCCTGATGCCCATTGTACCTTTACGGGGGCTTCAGACCACGTAGAACAGCCGCTAAGAACAATGAAGTCGTTTACCTTCAGTGGATACTTATTAGCGTCAGAGAGGCTTACATCAAGCATAAACTGTAAAGCAAAACCAGATTTACCATAAGAGGCTTCTCGTTCACACAAATCTGTGTCATCAAAGCGTTGTGGGTCTGTAGGTTCACCCTCAGAACCTTCCTTTTCAGCCAGTAAAGGGGCAAGTTTATATGCCATTGCTGTCTTTAGGCGGTTATCGGGGTATCTAGCAGTCCAAATACGTGTCTGGTAGCCTCTTTCATCTAATAGATTGTATATAGACATCTCTGTTTGGGGTGTACCAAGAAAGATAATACGTCCATTAGGCTTAATAATAGCTTCAAACTCTTTAATTGTCTCTGAAAGTTTGTCTCTCATTACCTGTGTCTGTGAGTTATTAGCTGATTCAACGTCATCGGCAATGATTAAATCTGCACGACTACCTGTAAGTTGACCTGTAATACCTACAGATTTAACTGATGGGGCATGTGAGGCTTGTGCAGGAGCAACATCGAAGCTAATCTTAGACATCCTTTGCCCGTCTCTGGGGCGTAGGTGAGCCAGTATAGGCATCTCATGTATCAATCTAAGGGTAAACGTAGAGAAGTCATCTGAGCGAGTCTTAGAAGCCGATACAACAAGGATATTCTTCTGGGGGTTCAGTAGTAATTGGTGGCAGACGTAGGCAGATGTTACCCACGACTTACCGACACCCCGAAATGCCTCAATAACCATACGCCTACAGGTTTCATCTTGGATATAATCGGAGATGTCGTACTGTATCGGAGTAGGTGAGGGCAAGTTAAGATGCTTCCATGCCATATACAGGAAGTTTTTAAAATCTTTTACCACGTTATTTCCTAAATCTATGCTTAAAGAAGACAATAATATTGATGGTTGTGTTAATTGTTATCATGGCTACAAGCCACGCTTCCCACCACTCCACTATTGGACGCCAGTGTTGTTTTCATCAAATGGTAATTCATTTAGAAGTTGTTGTAGTGCGTTATTGTCTGTGGGTAGGGCAGTAATGTCGTTGTCTTTTAGAAATTGACGTACAACATTTAGTTCACTTGCCTTGGACTCAGGGTCACGCACAGTCTGTAAAAGTTTTTGTGCTAGTTCTTCGTGAAGTTGACCTAGCATTTTTTGTAAAGACATTATTTCTTACCTTTAAACATTTGTGTTAGTTTCTGGACACCGAAGCTCGCCGCAAATACGACTCCAACGGCTGTCTTATAGAAATCTGGCATCTGTTCTAACGCCGCAAAGCCACGCTCTACGACATCTTCGTTACCTGTAAAGGCTAAAATTAATGGCAAAGATACCAGTAGAGTTAGCCACTCATCTTTCCACGATTGGTTAGAATTTTTTGCTTGCTCTAAGTTCCATTCTTGTTCGCCAGCCGCAACACGTTTAGCCACCTGTACTTTAGCCTTTTGTGTTTCGACTTTACCTTCCATCCATGTACCAGCTAAACTGGTAACAGCATTAACAATTCCTAATAACAAAGTTCTTTTCCTTTCAAGGGGTCAGTTACGTCCACACCTATCCATTTTGCCCATTCAGCATAATAATGCCGCATACCCACTTCATCGTGGATTGTTCCATTCTCATGTCTTCCATGTAAAATGTGACGTGGCTCTGTGTTAGGACGCATAGTTGTGCCTTGTCCGGCCACACCTATAAGGTCTTCGTGTAGGTTGCGACCAAAGCCACCCCAAATAGAGTTATGGTGTTTAATACGTGTGGCTCTGTCTTTTGGGCTGTCGCTTTTTAGACCATAACCACGAAACTCTATTAATACTTTGTTGGGTGCTAGGGGTGTTACGCTATCGCTTCGATATGCGCTACCTCTAAGATTAAAATTAAAAGCAGGGAATAGGTCAACCATATACCATTGGTTTGGGGGTAGGGTAGGGAAAGATAACTCACCTCTGTCCTCAAAGCCCTCATATTCTTCGTAATTAACTGTAAAACTGCTTACATTAACGTGACCATTGTTAAATGGAATGTTTTTTCTAGCAAAATACTCATTATTAAAACCAGACACACGATTAAAGTAGTGCATAAAGTCATGGTAAAACTCTGAGTTAGTATCGTGCCACAGTTTGTAATTAGTATCTATAATAGCTTTGTGATAATGAAATACTTCTAAAGGTTCACTATTAATTGCGCTATCGATGCAATCGAATGCACCATCTAGCCACTCTTTTAGACTTTGAGTGGGGTTTCGATTTAGTGTAGTCCAAACCATCCCACCATAAGCTACTTCTGTGTGTAATTTGTCCCAACCTTGGTAATCTAATTCATTTACATATCCAGATACTTTTACAACACCAGTAGTATGATATAAATATGCTTGAATACCATTTTTTTCGTGTACAATAAGTACATTTTTATGTGCAATTTGTGATGTGCGGAATCTACCTATTTCCGGTAGTTCACTTTCATGGCAAACTGGAATCCATACTTTAGAAAATATCTTTTCAATCTCTTGTTCATATAATCCGTAGTCTGAGTAAATAAGAGAATTTACATATTCAATATTAGGTTTTTTTAGCCAATCCTTATGATTTCTAGGGGGCATCTATTCTCCTATTTTTTTAGTGACTGTAGCCACTCAATATAAAAATAACCACCAACGGTGCTTACTAAAGCAAAACCAGTAAGAACCATAATTAATATTATACGTTCTTTTCTGGCGGCTTCTTCTTCAAGTGCTTTCTTAATAAGTACACGCTCATTAGCAATTTCTGCCTGTAGACGCTCCCACTGACCAGCTTTGCCATACAGTTGGAAAATTGAGCGTAGTTCATTACGCATATCCTCTAGTTTTTCTTTTTTAAAATGCTTTTCAATAGCGGAATCTTCTGCCATAGAAAATTTAGCTTTTTTCTTTTTAGCCTCACCCCATTGTAGTTCAGCCTCGCCTTGGGCATAGCGTGAGACAGCACCCGATAATGAGGACAAATCTTTGCCCATTTGTATGCCCTTCATAATGGCAGAGTGTCCAGCAGATAATGCGGCAAAAGCTGAAATAGGGTCAATCATTCGTATATCCTCACACTATCCTTGTTTATATATTTGGGTACGCAGTAGGCTGTAACCCTATCCTTAGGGTCTATGTATGCTGAGTATTGGTAGTTGCCATAAGCTTTCGTAACCCGACTAGCAAAATAGTTACAATCGTTTATATTACGAAAGTACATA